TGAATCATTTGTCCATTGTGATATATTACCACTTTTATTTGTAAAAGTAGTTGTTGAAGAAGCTGTAACATCCCCTTGAGGAGCAGCGGCAACTAAATTAGTTACACTTACTTTTTTATTTGATAAGCCACTTGCGTCATAAAGTAATAAGTAGTCTCCACCCGCAGGTGTTGCTCCTAATGCGGTTTGACCTTGAATATCAAGTCCTATATCTAATGTTCCGCTTGTAGTCCAAGTTGTACTTCCTCCTAATGTAATACCCGCTTTATTTCCTGTGCTTGCAGTAAATGTAACAGAAGTTACTGTACCACTTCCTGTTCCTGCGCCTATATAACTTCTAAGATTAGCTCCTGTTACATACTTAACTACACCACTATCGGACATTAAGAATTTATCCGTATCACTTCCAACTTCAGCAATAGTACCTATTGTAAGTGTAGTTCCTGCTGTCATTGTTGTTCCACAACTTAAAGCATTAGTAACTGCAACAGTAGAAGGTAAACCAAAAACATAAGCATCTTCAGATGTACCAGTAACCTCTACTTCATTAGCGGTACCAGAAAAAGTTATTGTATCTTGTGCTACTGCCGCACCATTTTTATATAATTTTAAATCAGTACTACCAGCTGCTTTATCTAAAACATACGTATTTTGTGTGTTAGTATTAGTAGCGGTTATTGTTACGGCACCTGTTGCGCCACTTACAGATATATTACTTCCAGCAAGTATAGATGTAACTCCAGAATTAGTAACTGTATAAACACCAGAAGAATCAGATAAACTTATACCTGTGCCAGCATCTAATGCTGCCGCTCCTACTGTAGTACCTGTTGCATTATTAATTCCTATTTCAGGAGCAGTACCCTCTGTGCTAGTTATTGGAGTAGCTCCTGTTACACCTGTTACTGTCCCTTGTGGATTACTAAATGATGTAGTTAAAGTACCTCCATCTTGTTGAGTTAATGTTAAAGTAATAGTTGATGAACCTGAATCACTAAAAGCGGTTATCATATTATCGTATGCAGAATTCCACTCTGTTGAAGTTCCTCCCGTAGCGGTTACTACACCTGATATTGTTACTCCTGTGTTTGAAGTTTCAAATTTTACAGAGTTATTATATCTTAATTCTACATATTGGTCTTCTATACATCTTACCGCCCAAGAACCACTACCATCTAATAAACCAAAACCTGAGGTTGCTTGACCATCAGCGTATAAATATCCTTGTGTTGACCCGTCTCCATCTAATATTAATATACCACCAGCACCAGTAGACGCATAATTTAATTGTAAATAATTAGTACTATTATCTGTAAGATAAGTTCCTGAGGTAAATGTTAATTGGTCTATACCAGTAATGTCATTATCACCCATAGCAATATTACCTGACATAGTGCCACCTGCAAGAGGTAAATATGGGCCACCTGTAGTTGCTCCTATATAAGACGCAAGATTAGCCCCTGTAACATATTTAACCTCACCAGAATCTGACATAAGAAATTTATCTGTATCAGAACCTACTTCAGAAATACTACCTATTGTTAGTTTGTTATTAAGACTTGCAGCACCTGCAGCTGACATGTCTAAAGTAAGTGCATTAAATTCTACTCCTCCATCCACACCTCGCAAAAACATATCAGCATCGTTTACTCTTGACCTAATTTGAAAACCACTTGAATTACTTATAGTACCGAATATAGTGCCATCATCACTTAATATAATATCTTGACCTCCTGCGTCTATAGTTATATCAGCAGCAGCATCTAAAAGTAGAGTGCCTGATGATTCTATTTCACCAGTTATTACTTTTGTTGCTTCTAAATTTGTTGTAAATATAGTATCACCATCTACATAAAAGTCTGCATCGGAATCAATAGCAGTTGTACCATTCCAAATAGCTAATCTATTATTAACTCCAGTACCTGTTACTGTACCTGTTGCAGCGTTTATCCAATCTGTACCATTTCCAGCACCTAAAGAAGATAATACTTGTCCAGCGCTACCTGCTGA